GTGACCGAATCTGCTTTCTCCACCGATGCTCTTGCCGCCATGAAGGAGCGCGTCCCAGACGTGGCCGAGCTGCTCCGTTTCATCGCCACACCGTCGCGCCTGCTGTTGCTGTGCCAGTTGTCGCAGGGCGAATCTACCGTCAGCGGTCTGGAAGCGACGACAGGCATTCGGCAGCCGGCCTTGTCGCAGCAACTGGCCGACCTGCGGCAGCGGCAATTGGTTCTGACGCGTCGCGAATCACGATCCATCATTTATCGCTTGGCCGACCCAAAAGTGGCGGCCTTGCTGAGCGCCATGCATGCGATCTTCTGTGCAGAGAATGAGCACGGTGATCGCATCCTCGAGTAATACGCATGGATGCAATCGGCGGCCGTCGTTTTTGTTCGGGTGTTAGCGAAGATCAGTCAAGGATCGGTGGACCCAAGCACAACGAATAAGAGGACGGTCGCGGCAGGACGGCAGCTATCTGACGTCCGGCACGCGACTCGGCCGGGATGAGGTGCGCTGGTGATGTGCGTCTTGAACATCGAGGATTTCTCAGGATCGTGCGCATCGGAAGAGAAAGTCTCTTTGAGACCAAAACGGGAACGATCTAAACGAAAGTGCCGACAGCATCCTGACATAATATACATTATGCGAAGTCGCATTGACGCTTCTGTGCGCCCTGGCGGCCTATCAATGCTGGTCCCTCCACAGGAAGCGGACTGGACAATGATATTAGACACCTACGATCGCGTAGACCTGACCGGCCCCTGGGCCGGTTTTGGTTTTCAGGGGCATCGGTTCTTCACTCCCGAAGGCCGAGATATCGACCCGGTGGGAATGCGCTACTGGTCGCTCACGTGCAACATCGCGCGCGAGTGGGCGCTGATGATGGCCGAGGAACGCCAACGCGTATGGCATGCAAGGCCGGCCGACGTGATCTACCTGCGGGACGTGCTCCGGCGCAGGCGTGAAATGCGGTTATCAATGATGGATGGCGCGGGGTCCGCCGACAGAGCGCGTGTGGTCCGGCAGACACGTGGGCCACGAAGTCCACGGCGCGGGTGAGGCGTTATCCGTAGGGGCTATGCCCCTACACCCCTACAATGCCGGTTCATCATCATTGGGGGACGCATGAGCTACAGACCGCAGAACAACCACGACGGGCTTTGGTGGGAAATCGCCCTGGGCATCTTCGTCGGTCAACTGATGACCGCAGCCTTCGCGGGTGTGGTGGCCCTGTGCCTGGGCTACTTCACGCTGCGAAGCGTGAGCGCAGGACTGCCGACACCACTACCGCAACGGATTTACACACCGCGCTCCCAGCAAACAGACCCGACACCAGTACAACTACGGCCGCTGGAATCGGACGAACGATGCATTCAACACAAACGGTTCCAGCGCCTGTCAAATGGCTGGCAAGAGTTGCCGCACGATCCGTGCTAAATCGTGATGCGTCACGAAACTACATGTCCAACGTGGTAGCCGGCGTGCTTGTGGTCGTCTGATACGGCTTGCTCTCGGGGAACGTGCCGAGGCTGCGCGGAACATGCCCAATCACGCCGCTTCTTTGGTGATCGCGATCAGCGCCACCGGCGTCACTCCCTGCGGTCGCAACGCCAGCAGCGCCGTCGCTCTTGCCATCAGGCGAGGTGTTATAGAGGCGTGGATCCTGCTCGCGCACTGGCTCGCGCCAAGGCCAAGCCGTGGCGACAACCGTGTGCTTGCCCGCAACAAGCCGGACACCATATGGCTGCACAGTGGCGTCGAAACCGAGGGCACGCAGCTGGCCAAGGTCAAGCTGCTCAAGCACGATGTTCGAAGTGTCGATCCATTGAAGCCATGCACGATCACGGCCAGACACCTGCGCAATGGCGGCAACCCGAATGCGACCCTTGGCGGCGAGCTCGATCACATAGCGCTGCTCCGGCGTCAAATCAGCAAGCGGATCGGCGACAACGGCCGCGACGGCCTGCTGCCCAGGTGCAGAGACCAGCTCACCCGGCTTGAAGACCTGGCCGACCGCTGGCGTTGACGACGGGCCCGTGGCAGCAGCATGCGCCGGCTGCTTACCCTTGTTGAAGTAGCTGGCGAAGAAGTAGAGACCGATGCCACCGACTACGAGAAAGATGACAGCACGCACTGCCATGGCGGCCCACACGTTCTTGCCGCCTTCCTCATAGACCTCGGTGTTCTCAGCGCCAGGCGCGTAACCGTCATAGAGCGGAAAAATCACCGGATCGTACTTGAGCGTCTGGCCGCCGACCTTCTCGAATTTGCCCGGTGAGGTGGTGTGGAAATACGTCACGCGGTACCGGCTTTTCATGCCGACCGCTGTGAGCTTCTGGAAGGTATTTTTCTTCTCAATACGTGCTTTAACCGCCGAGTGTAGACGGTTGATCCACTGCGTCATGATGACCGCATCGCCACCGTTCTGACCAAGCAGCGCCCAAAAATTCTCGACAGCCGGCTCAAGCGGCTTACGCTCGTTGACGTAGAACTCGTGGACCTCATCGATCACCACAAGCGCATCCTTGAACTCATCCGGAATGCACCATTTACCGGAGGCATCCTGCGTGCAGGCGAACAGCTTGGCAACGTCCTTCGTATCGACCAGCACGAGCAGATCGAGCACGTCCTTTTCCTGCATGCCCAGGTGCTTGGCGATGCGGTCGTGACGCAACCCATTGAGGCGAGCGAACACACGCCGCCCCTTCTTGATCGCCGGGAGAATGTGATTCTTTACAGCGTCGTAGCTCTTGCCGGCGCGCGGCACACCTTCGTTGAAGACCAGCATGTCACCAAATCCCGAGCGTCAACACACGACGCAACAAGTAGAAAATCATCGCCGCGCCGATGGCAACGAGCGATGGCCCAATCATGAAGACGTCCGCGAACCACAGGATGGTGCTACCTGCATTTCCCAACATGCCACCGATGCTCTGCCCTTTCATGAAATCAGGCATCGGCAGGAGATTCATGACGTAAAGCACCGCAGAGAGCGTCTGATCGAGCCACATAACGAACAGGTCGCCGATGAAATCAGCGAACGCCTGCCAGATCAATTTGACCGCCTTCCAAATCCATTCGGTTAGATCACTAAACCAACCCACTTGCATACCGCGCCCCTTATGTCACAGCAATGCGAATAGCCGCATACGCAGCAATCGCCAAAATGACCCAACCACACGCACGCAGGAAGCCAAGAAACGTGCCGCTACAGTGAAAATCGATGGTCATGGCGCTCCACCACTTGGACGCACCCAAGGTAAAAACCGGACACGATCCGCCAGACGGAACAGTCATGAAACTGGCGATACCACCGGCTATCGGCGTAGAGCGAACCTGCGCGGCGAACTTGGACACAACCGACTCCACTGTCTTGTCGCTCTTGGTGTACAGATCACCCATCGGTGCACCCGCGCCAGGATCATCACCATCACCCTCTTCGCCGTCACCATCACCGCCGCCGGAATCAGTACCAGAGCCGGTGCCATCACCCTTACCGGAACCGTCCTTGCCATAGGTGCTATCGAACGTGGTGACGTTGGAATTGGTGGTAACGCCGCCCCTGGTTTCAGAAGATGTGCCCTGCCCTGTCACCTTCCAATCGCCGCCGTTAGAGGGCGCATCCTTCGGGGCATTAATCGCCGCGTTCTCGGGCGACTTCGTTGCGGCCTGATTGTTGTTATCGGCCTTCTTGACGCCGGACTCTCCAGGGGACCAGCAGAACTGCTTGCCGGTCGATGCGGTCGCACACTGCTTGCCATCGCTACGAATGCACATGGTCAAGGTACCAGACTGCACGCAATCCTGATCCTTCACACCCTGCCCTGTGCCATCGCCGTAGCTACACGTTGCACCAGTAGGCTTGGCACCGACCAAACTGAAATAGGTTTTGCCGCCAGCGCTAAACGTATCAGCGGAGGTAGCAGGCCCCATGGCACAGCCATCATTGCAACTTGCACCATTACCCAATGCTGACCAACCGGATGTTGAAGCAGGACGAGCAGCACAACTATTGCGCAACGGAAAAACAAAGCTACTGGTAGGTGCATACGGCATGTCAGCAGAAAGCCACAACCGATAAACCCCCGCATCAGGCGGCTGATCATCACGACGACAATCATACTGCGCGCTGGGAACACTGGGCCTAGTATTAGACAACCACCACTCACCACGTGCATTGCATGCGGCAAATGCAGCGCCCTGATCACCAAAGCTGCCGCCGTTAGGTGGCTCCGCTGAAAACGCATACTCAGTGAACCCGATTAAGAGCAACACAGCGAAGAAAATCACTCGGATCATGGTGCGTCCAAACCCTTGACCGCCGCCCATCCACACAAAGCGCCCATAAACGCACAGAACAGTAGAACGATCATCGTGCCTCCCCCAGAAAGAGAGAGGGCGACACCGAAGCGCCGCCCTGCCCTCACCACCATTAGCCGAAGAAGCCGGCCACCTTCTTTGCACCCCACTTAGTGAAGCCGACCAGCGCGATCAGCGCGGCAGCACCCACAACAGCGGTCACGGCGTCAGCCGCACTCAGACCCGACAGAATGTCACCCATGTTTTCTCTCCTAGTAGATTGATTGATTTACCGGTCATTGAACATGCCCGCGACGCTGCCGGCGAGGCGTCCCAGGACGAACCACACGATCACCACACCGCAGCAGCCGGTGGACCACGCTACGGCGTCCTCCTTGCTGGGCATTGCGAACGCTTCTTGCACCAGCGCATACACGCTGTATTCGCTACCACTGACGAGCACGTAGCCGCTGCATTCACCAACCGATTGACCGGTGGGCACCAACGTGCCGTCCGCTTGCAGGGCTACGCACACGGCCATGGCTTAAGCCGTCGCGCGTGCAGGCGCTTTGGCAGCGCGCAACACATGAAATTTGCTGTAGTTGATGGCGCCCTTGTTGACGGTCACCATGGCTTCCAGATCCAGCTCGTACTCGCCGGGCTGGTACGCGGACTGTCCCTTCTCAAGGCGGACATCGAGGGGATACGCGAAGCCGCCGGCTTCGAGCTTGGCTTTCTGCTTGCGCGTGGTGTATTCCCGGTCCTTGCCCTCGTCATCCTTGAACGTGCCGCCACGCTCATCGACTTCGGCGCTCAGCACAGTGACTTTGATTCCGCTCATGGTGTAACCCCTTCTAAGGTTTGATTGATGCCCGCGATTTCGGGCCATTGATTGGCTACGTCTGCTGTTGCCCACGCCGGTAGCCGATGCGACGTGCAGGTACTGATGACGGCATGCAACGCGTCAGGCGTTGGGCAATGCCGCACGATGAAATTCAGGGTTGCGCCGTACTGACGCTTGATGTGGCGACGCGCACTTTTCCAGGTGGCATCGACAGCAGCTTTCGTAATGTCGATGCGCGTGGCGACGCAGTGCAGGAACTTGAGAACGGGATAGGCACCGAGCAGATAGGCAGCAGGATCGCGCAGCAAATCCAAGGGCAATTCCTTGCGATTGGTGGAGCGGAATTGCGCCTCATAGCGCACCCATTCGGAGGCCTTGTCGCCTTGCTCCCTGCCCTTCTCGTACACGCGCAGCTGCTTTTCGGACTTCTTCCCGCCGACGTAGAAGGTCTTGCCGTCGCCACTGTCGTGATCGTCCACGGTCTGCGCCTTGGGGCGCTGTCCACGGTTGTCGAATTCGCCCGATGCATACCAGCTTTGCGCCAGTTTCAAGGGGTATTTGCCCAGCAGGTCATCGGCGGCAACGTCCACACGGGTCAATCGTCCAGCGCAGCTTTCGAGCTTCGCTCGAAGCTCCAGCCACCGCTTCGCATGGCCGCAGCGCGCTGCGCTCAACACTCCACACCCGGTGCCGGTCAACTCGATACGCGCGGTGTAGGTGCCATCTGCACGGCGGCAGTGCTCACCGCCCAACTCGATCAACCCGACGTGCTGGCCGTCGCGGTCGGTGATACGCACGCGCCACAGATAAAACCGCCCCGGCCCGGCCTTTTCGTCAAGTTCCAAGCCCAAGCCGGCGAAGAACCAGCAGAACACTTGCAATGCGACCGCACGGGCGTTCTCGGCGGTGACGTCCATCCATTCGCGGACCTCTTCGGGGTCGTCGTTGACGAACACACCGGCTTCGCCGAGGACGGCACGCAAGTCCACAGAGGCGGAAAACCAGTCAATGGCGACCGTCAGGGTGCCATCGGCATTCCTGAATTCACTGACTCCCCTGTTAGACGAGGGGAGTCCCAGATCCAGCGAGCCGTCAGCCATGCGCGTAGAACTCCACAGCAGCGGTTTCACAGGCACGAGCAGCACGGCGCGAGGCGTGCACGCTCTGCTCCACCAGTCGGCCAGCAAGACGCACGGTCAGGCGAAAACGCCGAGTGCGGCGACCACCGATCACGATGTGGTAGGTGTCGATGTGGGAGACGACCGAGGCGCTCATGCCACAAGCTCCAATTCGGCATAGGCGCTGGAAACAATCGCGCGGCGCTGACTCAGCGGCGCACCGTGCTCCAACACGCTTTCGATGATTAAGACCTGTTCGCGGTGTGCGCGCAGCGCAGCTTCGGCGCGGCGATCCAGAATCCAGGCGACCAATCGGGCGAGGCCGACAGTAACGGTCAGCGCAGACGCGCCGATCAGTGCAAGTGCTTGTGTGTCCATGAAGCCCCTATCCCCTGCCCCTTGACGCGGACCCCGGAGGGGAGCCGGGGGCGCGGTGTCATACGGCGTAGGACACGAGGTGCATGTAACATGAGACAGGACACTTCTGTCAAACGGTATATGACGTGGACACCATAAATAAATTGCTTGACACGGCGCGAAAAGCATGCTCGCGCGACTCAGACAACAGCGTTGCGCTGTCGCTTGGCGTGTCGCGGAATTCGGTTTCGGTGTGGCGAAAAGGCGGCAAGATCACAGACACACACCTGATGGCGCTCATCGAACTGGCTCAGGCCGATCCCGCGTTGGCCGTGAAGGTGCGACAGGAAGAAGCAGCGTCGCCGGCAGAGAAAAAGGCATGGAGTGCGCTGTGGGACAGACTGTCCCCGGTCACTACGGTGATCGGGGCGCTCGCACTGGTGGCAATCGGCATGCACGCAGGGGCGCATGAAGCACTGCTAGCGGCGCTCTCCCCCGTCGCCATAACACCCACCTTCTATACATTATGCGAAGTGGCGTGTTGACGCTTCTGTGCGCTCTGGCGGCCTATCACTGCTGGTCCCTCCACAGGAAGCGAACTGGACAATGAAGCTAGACACCTACGATCGCGTAGACCTGACCGGCCCTTGGGCCGGTTTTGGTTTCCAGGGACACCGATTCTTCACACCAGAAGGCCGGGACATCGATCCGGTCGGGATGAGCTACTGGTCGCTGACATGCAACATTGCACGCGAATGGGCACTGATGATGGCGGAAGGACGTGAGCGCGTGTGGCACCCCAGGCCAGCCGAAGTGATCTACCTGCGCGACGTACTCCAGCGCAGGCGTGAAAAGCGGTTATCAGTTGAGAGTGGTAAGGGGGTAGCCGCCAGTGCCCGGCGCAGCCCGACTGGACGGGGGCGGCGGCGTCCACGGCGCGGGTGAGGCGTTATCCGTAGGGGCTATGCCCCTACACCCCTACAATGCCCGTTCATCGTCAACGGGGGCCGTATGAGCTACAGACCGCAAAACAACCATGATGGGCTTTGGTGGGAAATCGCCCTGGGCATCTTCGTCGGCCAACTGATGACCGCAGCACTCGCCGGGGTGGTGGCGCTGTGCCTGGGCTACTTCACCCTGCGCAGCGTCAGCGCCGCGCTGCCCACAGTCGGGCCGCAACCTCTATACACGCCACGCTCTCAGCGTGCAGAGCCGGCACGGCTGCAACTACGCGAACTGGAATCAGACGAGCGGTGCATTCAACACAAGCGCTTCCGACGACTGTCGAACGGCTGGCAGGAGTTGCCGAACGATCCGTGCTGAATCGTAACGCGGGACGAAATCACATATCCAACGTGGTTGGAGACGTGTAGCTCTGCACCTGATAACCGGGGGACTCAGGGAACGTGCCCTGGCTGCGCGGAACACGCCCAATCACGCCACCACGCTCGTGATCGCGATCAGCGCCGCCGGCGTCACTCCCTGCGGTCGCAACGCCAGCAGCGCCATCGCTCTTGCCATCCGCCGAGGTGTTATAGAGCCGTGGGTCCTGCTCGCGCACTGGCTCGTGCCACGGCCATGCAGTGGCAACAACGGTGTGCTTGCCGGCCACCAACCGCACACCGTAAGGCTGCACGCTGGCTTCAAACCCAAGTGCCTGCAATTGCGCCAAGTCGAGCTGCTCCAACACGATGTTGGAGGTATCGATCCACTGCACCCAGGCGCGATAGCGACCATCCACTTGCGCAACGGCAGCAACGCGAATACGGCCTTTCTCTGCAAGCTGGATCACATAGCGCTGCTCAGTACTGAGATCGGCGAGCGGATCAGCAACGGGATTAGGCAACCCCTGCCCTGGTGCAGACACCAACTCACCGGGTTTGAACACCTGCCCGACCGCTGGCGTCGATGACGGACCAGCAGCAGCATGCGGCGGCTGCTTGCCCTTGTTGAAATAGCTCGCGAAGAAATACAGCCCAACGCCGCCAACGACCAGAAAAATCACGGCACGCACGGCCATCGCGGCCCAGACGTTTTTACCGCCCTCTTCGTAAACCTCGGTATTCTCGGCACCAGGGGCATACCCGTCATAAAGCGGAAAAATCGCGGGATCGTACTTGAGCGTCTGTCCGCCGACCTTTTCGAACTTGCCGGGTGAAGTCGTGTGGAAATAGGTCACGCGATACCGGCTTTTCATGCCGACCGCCGTGAGCTTCTGGAACGTGTTCTTCTTCTCGATGCGCGCCTTGACCGCCGAGTGCAAGCGATTGATCCACTGCGTCATGATGACCGCATCGCCACCGTTCTGACCAAGCAGAGCCCAGAAATTCTCTACCGCTGGTTCCAGCGGTTTGCGCTCGTTGACATAGAACTCGTGCACCTCATCGATCACGACCAACGCGTCTTTGAATTGGTCCGGTATGCACCACTTGCCGGACTCATCCTGCGTGCAAGCAAACATGGCGGCGACATGCTTGGTGTCAACCAGCACAAGGCAATGCTGCACGTCTTTCTCTTCAATGCCCAGATGCTTGGCAATGCGATCATGCCGTAGACCGTTGAGACGCGCGAAGACGCGACGACCCTTCTTGATCGCGGGCAATATGTGATTCTTTACCGCATCATAGCTCTTGCCGGCACGCGGAACGCCTTCATTGAAAACAAGCATCTCACCAAATCCCGAGCGTCAGGACGCGACGCAACAAGTAGAAAATCATCGCCGCGCCGATGGCAACGAGCGACGGACCGATCATGAACACGTCCGCAAACCACAAGATCGTGCTGCCGGCATTTCCGAGCATGCCGCCGATGCTCTGCCCTTTCATGAAATCGGGGAGCGGTAGCAGGTTCATGACATAGAGAACCGCAGAAAGCGTCTGATCAAGCCACATCACAAAAAGATCGCCCACGAAATCAGAAAAAGCCTGCCAAACGAGTTTGACGGCCTTCCAAATCCAGGCGGTTAGATCACTCAACCAACCAGCTTGCATACCCTGCCCCTTATGTCACAGCGATGCGAATAGCCGCATACGCAGCAATTGCCAAAATAACCCAGCCGCACGCACGCAGAAACGCGAGAAATGTACCGCCACAGTGAAAATCAATCGTCATGGCATTCCACCACTTGGAGGCACCGAGGCTAAACACAGGACAAGAACCACCAGCTGGAACGGTCATAAAACTTGCGATGCCACCGGCAACGGGAGTGGAGCGCACCTGCGCGGCGAACTTGGAAACGACAGATTCAACGGTTTTATTGCTCTTGGTGTAAAGGTCTCCTATCGCTGCACCCTCGCCAGGATCATCGCCTTCGCCTTCTTCGCCGTCGCCGTCGCCGCTACCGGAATCCGTACCAGAGCCGGTGCCGTCCCCCTTGCCGGAACCGTCCTTGCCATAAGTACTATCGAATGTGGTGACGTTTGAATTAGTCGTAACGCCGCCTCTAGTCTCCGAGGACGTACCCTGCCCCGTAACCTTCCAATCGCCGCCGTTAGATGGCGCATCCTTGGGCGCATTGATAGCCGCATTCTCAGGGGACTTGGTGGCGGCCTGATTGTTGTTGTCGGCCTTCTTGACGCCGGATTCTCCGGGCGACCAGCAGAACTGTTTACCAGTGGAAGCTGTCGCGCAGTTCTTGCCATCGCTGCGAATGCACATCGTGAGCGTGCCGGACTGGACGCAGTCCTGGTCTTTGACGCCCTCGCCCGATCCGTCGCCATAACTGCACGTTGCACCAGTCGGCTTAGCACCAGCGAGACTAAAATACGTCTTACCACCGGCACTGAATCTATCGGCAGAGGTCGCAGGACCCAT